GAAATGATACCCGGCATCTGTCAGAACAACCCACCCAACGCTGCCGGTTCCCAGTTCATGATCACCAGTTCGCCACTGACTTCGGCCTTCCCCTGCCGCTGATTGGCGGTGTTGTAGCGGATGTCCAGAGTCTCAAAGTGGAAGCCTTCGAACACGCGGCGGATATCAGGATGATCGTTGATGCTGACCATCACTTTGCCTTTGCAGCGGCGCATGAAGTCGGCCATCCGCTCGTAGTTCTCGAACGGAAAGTCCACGCCATATCCGGCGGTCTGCCAGTAGGGCGGATCCATGTAATGGAAGGTATGGGCACGGTCGTAGCGTTCTGCGCATTCAAGCCAGGGGAGGTTTTCGACGTAGGTCCCGGACAGGCGCTGCCACGCGGCGGAGAGGTTCTCTTCGATGCGTAGCAGGTTGATGGCCGGTGCGGTGGTCGCCGTACCAAATGTCTGACCCGAGACCTTGCCGGCGAAGGCATGGTGCTGCAGGTAGAAGAATCGGGCGGCGCGCTGGATGTCGGTGAGGGTTTCGGGGCGGGTCATTTTCTGCCATTCGAACACCTGCCGCGAGCTGAGCGCCCATTTGAATTGGCGCACGAACTCTTCGAGGTGGTTCTGCACGACGCGGTAAAGCGTGACCAGGTCGCCGTTGATGTCGTTGAGGACTTCGACCGGCGATGGTTGGGGCTTCATGAAGTAGAGCGCGGCACCGCCGGCAAAGACTTCGACGTAGCATTCATGTGGCGGAAAAAGCGAAATGAGGCGGTCGGCCAGGCGGCGTTTGCCGCCCATCCAAGGGATGATGGGTGTAGACATGAAAGCAAGACCTTTACTGTATGGATAAACAGGTGCTAGGCTCGCCGCGCTTTGTGCACGGAGCAAGAGCCTTGGCTGGACTTGCAGGGACCATCTGCAGGGACGGCGGTCGATCCGGATGTTGACGCATCTGAACCGGCCGCTCTTTTTTCACTTCGGTATTGAGACTTCTTTGGCGTATGCCTGACAGGCCGCGAGGGCAATTAGCCCCCGGTCGCCGTCATCGGTGACGCTGATAATTCGTTGAGCATGCGCTGGGTCAAGTTCGGCTCTTGTGGGGCCATGAACCACGCCGCCGGTGGCGGTGGTGGCTGACACCGATCGGTTGTTAGCGCCGGTGGTGGCGTCGAGTAGGACTGACAGGCGCAGATCAGCAGTGGCAAGGCGGTCGCGCAGGCGACCTTGATCACGTTGGACATCGCTGAAGGCTCGGTAATGGATTTGTTCACTGGTTGCCAGGCGCTGCTCAAGCGCGAGGCGTTTGTCCTGTTCGGCACGCTGCTGCTCGGCTGAGGCCTGATTCAGTTCGTTTAGGGTTTCGGTGTGGAGTCGGGCCTGCTCTGCGAGCTGTTTGCCGTAGCGCCAATCCTGGACTTGCCAAGTAATGGCCGCGAAACCACCGACCAAGAGGACCAGCAGCACTCCTTTTGCCAGCAGCCGATACGGCGCCGGGATCAATTCGCCGAGACGCATAGCACCGCCCTCGCCCGCCCCCACAACTCCAGCCGATCCTGCAGGCCGTTGAGACCGCCATTGATCCTGCGGGTGATCGTGTTGAATTCATTTTGATCGGCCAGCGCGTTCAGACCATTCACTGACCAGAACCATGCGGCCGACTCAGCGGCCCACTGCGGCAGTTCCAGCAGCTCAGGCGTGCGCAGCAATCGCTCGTCACCGAACAGCGCCAAGCTGCAGCGCAGGTAATTGTCGTGGCCTGTTACCTGGATCAGGCCGCGACCGCGATAGCGCTGGCCATCACCATCCGCTGCCGGCGTGTTGCCCAGTTTCGCAGCTAGGTTGCCGGTGTCGTATTTGCTCAGGTACTGATCGCCGCCCAGTTCCCGGACGTACTGCAGCTGACCCGACTCGTGACCAACTTGCGCCAGAAATGCGGCTTGGCGTTTCGGTGTGTTGATCTGCCGATGAGCCATGGCTGCGTTGAGGGGGGATACAAAAACGCCCGCTTGGCGGCGGGCGTTGGGCATGATGCTTTGCAGCTGCTTTTCAGTGATGGACATACAAACTCCAGACATAAAAAAACCGCACTCAGGCGGCGATGGATGTGGTTACTGCTTCTCGATGTTCACAACCTTGAGTGGTGGTTTCGGCCCCTTCTTTTTCTTGCCCTTGGATTTACCGGCTTTGCCGGCATTGCATTCGACCGTGGTGGACCAGCCAGACTGGGTGAATACCTGCTCCACCGAATCCGCCAGATACTCGCCATCAAGCCCGACCTTGAACCCCTCAGCGATGATGGGACGCTCGGCGAAGATGTCCGTCCGGCCGGGCATTTCAAGCCGCACATCGGCAGTCGAGCGGTTGAACGCCGAAAGACGGGCCTTTGCCGCCGCCTCAGCAGCACCTTTGTCTGGATAGATATGGCGGTCGGTATGCACTGCCGGCAGGCCGTCCGGCGCGTCATCATTGTCGATGGTGACCACCGCGAGCTTGCCGTTCTTTTTGTCCTGATGCTTGGTGGCCACCGCCTTATGCGAATTGCGATCACCGAGACTGAATTGCCAGCGGCTGAGGTCGCGACGGGTCAGCGTGATAGCGCCAAACGCCTTACCGCTAGCAGTCTGGCCACCTTGGCGCGGCATCACCAACAGCTTGCCGTCGGCCACCTTGGCCGTGCAGTCGTACTGCTTGGCCAGCCGGGTGATGAAATTAAAATCGGACTCGTTGAGCTGGTCGACCCGGGCGACCTTGGTCGACACCGGACACACCGGTGTCCAGCCATTGCGCGCGGCAACGTCAGCCACGATCTTCGACAGCGGTACGTCTTCCCAGCTTCCGCTACGGATGGTCTTGCCGCTGCCACGCATGTCGCTGGCCTTGCCCTTGATCACGATGGTATCGGGCGGGCCTGATACCTCGACCGTGTCCACGGTGTAACTGCCCATTCGCGCCAAGGACGTTTCGGCGTAACCCAGGTAGATCTCGATTGAGCTGCCACGCCGTGGCAATTGCACTTGCCCATCACGGTCGTCGATACGCAACTCAAACTCGTCGGACTCCATGCCCGGCTTGTCAGAGGTACGCAATAACAACAGCCGATCATTGATCTTGGCCGTGACGTCGGCCCCATCGGCGACGATTCGAAACATCGGTGTCATGGATTTTTTCCAATAAAAACCCGCACAAGGCGGGTCAGAAAAACAAGGTGTCGTGAGGCGGCGCGGCACTGGCGAAGGCATCGCCCCGGGTCAATCCCACAAGCTGACGCCCTCACTGGTCGGGCTGGGCAGATCCGGCAGGACGATGATCACGCCCAACCGGAACGGCTGAGGCTCATCGGCCAGCCCCTGATTGGCATCGAGCACGGCCTCGACGCTGCCATTCAGATGGCCGTAAACGTTGTTGCAAATGACATCGAGCATGTCGCCATCAGACGTCCTGCATGTCGTCGCCATAGCGCTCAAACTCCAAAGTGAACCCCTGTTTGCGGGGAATCCCGCCGTGCAAAAACGCAGTCTGTTCATCGTTGATCGTCTTCAGGCACCACGTCCCGATCACCTCGCCATAACCCGTGGTCAGGGTCAGCGGTTGCAGCCTGGCCCCGATGGAACGCAGCGTGTCGAGCTGCTTTAAACCGCCTTTGAAGCCCGGGTAGATCGTGCCCTTGAGCGTCAACTTTTCATCGCCCATACCGATGGCCTGCTTCGCCGGCCGACGCGTCAGCCGCTCCTGCGAAGCCCAGCGGAATTCGGTCGAACGGCTCAGCTCATCAAACGCCGCCGTGTCCAGGTTGAAGTAGTACGGCTCAATCTTCGGATCGCGCGGCTGAATGATCATTAGGTGCGGGAAAGGCTTTACCGCCTCCGGCGCCGGCGTGGCCTCACCAGCAAAGGAACTGGTGGGCACGATGTTGGCCAGCGACGGGCTGACCTTGCCGGCGACGTTGTTGATCGCCGTGGCCGCCTTGCCCGCCTGTTCCTTCAACGTACCCAGCCGATCCTGCACTTCAGCCGCCGCGCGGGTGGCGCGGCCGTACACCGCTACCACCTGACCGACCTTGGCCTGAGCCGCGTCGACGCCGCGCATAACTCGCTGAAGTTTGGCGCCGATTGCCGGACCAACAAACGGGATGTTCTCCAGCTCGGACGCGGCGCCGGTTAGTTCACGGATCGCGCCGTTGACCGGAGTCAGCATGCCGTCAGCACTGCGCCGCCCTGTTTCCGCTGCCTCGACCAAATACTTCAGGCTCGATTGCATTTGCTCCATGTAAGCCATGAGGCCTCCTTACACATGGGGTTCGTCGTACAGCTTGGCGGCATTCTGCTTCGCAGCGCCTTCCATCATTCGCTGCATGTGCGGCAGCAGATCCTGCGCCAAGGTTTGCGGGTCTTTCACGTCGCCCTGCACCGTGACCGGCATGCTCAGCGAATACTGAAACTGCTGATCCACCTTGGCCGGTACCGGTTTTTCTGGCTCCTTGGGTTGAATGGCGAGCGCCGCCGACTTGAGCGGCGCCGTCACCGCCATCGAGCGCGCGACATCCCCCAGCGCCGGTCCTTGCTGGCCCGCTGACGCCATCATGAGCGGCGTGGTCGGTACCGGCGCCTTTGCCGTTTGCTCGGGCTTTTCATCCTCACCACCGAACAGCGACTTACCCAATGACCCGCCCAGCGCCGCACCGCCCTGACTGCCGAGGTAAGCACCGATCATGCCGCCGATAGCGGTGCCGATGATCGGCACGACCGAACCGATGGCGGCGCCTGCTGCTGCACCGGCCATGGTGCCGGCCAGGTTGCCAGCGGCCGAACCGTAACCTTCGGCTTTTTCGTCCTTGGTCTTGGCGTTTTGAAAGGTTTCAAAAGCCATCGCGCCGGACTCCAGCAGCGTGCCGCCAGGAATGACCTTGGCCGCCTTGCCGACCTTACCGACGGTTCCT